GGTCGATGTGAGGGTTGTCTAGGAATCTCAGCACGTACTTCTCTATATCGTGCGTATTTTCTTCTTCAGCTTTGTCTGCACGCTCCGCAAGCCCGAGGAGTGCTTCGTTCTTACTCCACGGCATAGCAGACCATGAGAACCTACCCTTACGGTCAGCAAGACGAGCCTGCATCTCAGCTACCCATGTCTCGTTCGATATGTCTTCATCTATATGAACTCTGTCTGCCTGAAAACCCTGTGGCGGATCACCTTCAGAACTAAAGCAGTAGATAGTCCACCCATTAGTCAGAGTGCATGAGTTCATATAACCCGCACTTTTAAGAAGCCAAGACTGACTCTTAATCATTCTTTCAGGAATAAGGGGAGGTGCTGGCTTGGCCTCCTCCGCCCTGGCCGCGTCGTTGATTGGGTCGTAAGCTCGCCATTCACCTGTAGTGTCATCCTTTATGATTTTGAATGCACCTGCACGGAACAGGTAAGGCACTATGACTAGGCCCACATGTTTCCAATTCTGACCAATGATAATCAGATTGCCATCCTTCTCTGGGTATTTGCCCTTAACAGGATGAGTACCTGTAGCAGCCCAAGCATCTTCAACAAAAGTGCTTAAAGACTTACCAGATCTATTACCTCCGATTACTAAACATTCACTGGCTAGTGAATCGTGCATCAACTTCTGTTGAGGCGTCGGCTGGTAGAGCCTCAGCGACTCCACCTGTCTCGCACTCAATTCTGTCTGCAACTGCTTGATCTCTTCCATTTGAAACGAAGAGATCCCTTGCAGGAGTGGATTCTGCGGCTGCATTGATTATCCTCCGGCTTTGCTGAAATAGTGCAGCGTTCTGTATTCGCTGCGTAATCTGCTCCTCCAACTCCTCCTCTGTCATTAACTCCATAGGCTTCTTGGCACCGCCATGCTCCGTATTTTTAGTGGCTAGCCTTGTCACCATTTCTAATGTTGAGTTTCTTAACCTGCTCCCTGGCTTGCAATCGAAGTACTGTTTGGCAACAAGATTGGCAAATCCGTTTGTGCCTCCGAACACTCTCATCATGCTCTCTAGCATTTCGCTGGTGTGAGGAACATCTGAACCACCAGTGCCTTCTACCTCTATGAACTTCTCTACCGCTGCGGACTCAAGTGCCTGCATCTTTGCTTTGGCCTCTAGCGTTTTCTTGCACCTACGGCAGATACGCTCAAAGTTTGCATGTGTCCCACGAACGCACGCAAAGTTTTCCTTCTTGAGTTCAAGATCCTCTTCGCACTCTTCACAGCGTCTGATCTGTATTGATTCTTTTTCTACTGTACTCATGGTCTTAGCAAAGCCTCCGCGAACATTCTTTCTGCTGCTAACTTCTGTGCGTCTGTAGGCTGCATCGCTGATGGATCACCCGACATAACGCGAGCAATCATTGAATGCTGACCGTGTTCTGTGTTATCTCCATACGGGCCATCAAACTGACCGGCTTGCTCGTCGGTCATTGGTACACGACCGAGATAGGGAGTACCTGATCTCATCATCTGACGAGCAGACTCATTTACATCTAGGTACGGGTTGTACTTATCAAACACAACTGAACCATCATCAGCAGCATACGCAGGCACACCGCTACGGTCGAAGAACTTCTGTTCTCCTGCAAAAGGCGGCCTCGTTGATGTCTGCTGAGTTACAGCAACCTGCTTAGGATTCATGGTCTGTCCAGTTGAATCTTCGTTGTCATTGGGGTTGGATTCTGTCCCGCGTTCTTCTTGGCTATCTGCTTCATGGCCGTGTCCTGTGTAGGCGTGCCATGAGATTTCTCAATAACATCTGCAATACTCCGCTCATCAACGAAGTCTCCTCCGACTGCATAGCTTGTTAGCCTGGGTAACAGACTACGGATCAGTTGGCTCACTGAAAGCCTCCGGTCTTGGTAGGTATCGGGGCTGCCTCAGTTCACCTAACTGCTTCTCTATGCTCCTTGATATCTGCTCCAACTCTTTAAGGTGCGATTCAATATCATTAAGGCTCTCAGAGTTCTGCTCTCCGATGTGAGTGTTCTTCTCACCGATGAGAACTATGCCTGACTTCAACTCATCTATCGTGGAAGTAAGTGAGACGTTGCTTTCTGTGACTGCATCCAGCATCTGCATGTATTTCGCTGAGGCAGGAGCAAGAAAACTCGTATATCCAACATAGGCTACAACACACAGAATCATTGTGCTGATGCCGTTCTTCTCAATAAACGAACTGATTTGATCTACGGTAGGTTTAGAATCAGCCACGGTTGTATCCCCGTTCCTTAATTTTGTTTGCGTTGTAATGCACGCCCATTCTCTTGAATAACTCAGGGGAGTTGCCGTGCTTACCCTTGGGCTTACTGGCCTGCTTTCCGTTGACGATCTCCTCTGCTTTCCGCCGGTTGTACTCTTCAGGAGTTTCCTTCTTGTGGTAACGTCCTGCACTTCTTTGAGACTGCTCACGGTTGTACTGCTGCCTAGCCTTTTTTTCGTCATAACCAGTTAAGGCACTTACGTTTCCTGTAGTTAATGCCTTGGCACTAGCAGACAAACTTCTAAGTAAATTGCTCATCAGCACTTCCACTTTCTTAGGGCCAACGCTTTACGAGTAGGACGACCCTTCTCGTCTTTCATGGGGCCGGGATTTCCCGACATCCTTGCACAGAAGGATTTCTTTCTGCTCCCGCCCTGGGGCTGTGGAGCCTTGAGGTTAGAGCCTGTCTCTCTGTTTATCTTGTCTCTGCCTGCTTTAGTGAGTCCGCCTGCACGAGACTTGTGCGTACCCATCTTGAGGCCAGCAGTGTCACCCTTCTTCTGGTGGCTTCTGATAATGTCACTCATCTCAATGCTTCCTTTAGCTTGTCTGCTACGCCCGTCTCTACGCGACCTGCGAACATCCTTGCCATTCTGGGTAGCTTAAAGTTGACAACGACTTCGGTTGGTCGAACCTCAAGGTTTCCAGAGACCTTGAATCCACCGACAGATACAGTACCTATAGAATGCGTGTCGTTTATCCACGTAATGTCCATAGAAATTTCTTTGGCTACTGCATCCAAAGCCTTCTTGGCATCCTCTTGAGATTTGTTGTGTGGTACTTTTATTTCCATTATCGTCTCCTGAAAAAACCTCTGCTACGGGATGAAGAACTGCTACTGCTTCCAGATGGACAAGTAGGACAAGATGACCCGCTACCACTGGTTGGACACCTTCCGTTCGGGCAAGATGCGGAAGGTGTAGAGGCACGTACTTCACTATTGTGGATAAGGTTGTGGAGAGCGATAAGTTCGTCCCTCGTCATTTTGTTCGCTGAAGCCGAGTCGATACCATGAACCACAATGAGATGCTCTCTCATGTCGTCATTGGTAGCTTCACGAACCCTTTTATTCTCAAACGTCCATGCACTACCCTCAAAACAAAGTATTTCTGGTGTTAGCGGTTTCTTTTCTTCTTGGGATTCTTGCTCTTCCTCTGCATCATTTTTTTCGTGAGCATCTCGTATTGCCTGTGATAGGAGGTCTCCAGCATGACGTACTTGAGATTGATTTAGAGGTTCGCCAGTAAACCCACCACTTCCTTCAAGTTCTTCGGTGATCTCATTAGCTTCTTCCTCAGACATCTGCATAGAGCCAATCTTCTGAGTACCGTTGCATGTACCGCATGTCTGGAAAACAGTTCCGTCACCAATCTTTCCAGGGTGGCTCGGGAACAGGGGGACGCCGCCAGGAGTGCAGTCAGGGCACCAATCTCCCGGCTTTGGCTCGTCGGGTTTTGCTGGACCGCTAAGTGATTCGCTGACAACAACTATGTAACCAAGATAACTACCTAGACGGTGCTTCTCGTGATTGCTGAGTTGTGCCTTCAGGGGACTTGTCAGTAACAACAAGAACAAAAGTAGTAGTGCGACATTCTTCATCTTCGTGCCTTTGTATTTCAATGGACTCATGACATTCCTTAATACTTTCATCATCCATCTGATAGCCGAACCACCACAGATACACAGGCATAATTACATGTGCTATCTCGGCAGTACCCATCACTCCTCCTCTGTATCTACTTCGTCAAAACAATCAGCAACACACGTTCGCTGCTTTTTCAATCCTGCTCTTCTTAGATAATCACCCATTCTATGAATGGCACCCTTAGAAACATAACGACGGCAGCACACCCACAAACCGTTACGGCCTTGTGCTATACCCACGTCATACGTTTCAAGTCCTGAATGATTTGCATAGCAACAACTCCTGAATGCTGCTTCAGGTGTGCTTGCACATCCAAGTCCTTCATAGCTAGGATTACCTCCTCTGTGTCGTAGTCCTCCTGATGCTGATGCTTCTGCTGCCTCTTGAGCAGTTCTGTGAGCCCAACTGGTGTTCGTCAACAACGTAAGTGAAACACATATACAAAAGAGAGCCGTTAGAGATCTCATATCAATCCTCTCAAATTAAGTGGAGCAATCTTAGCTGGAGGCCACCCTGCCACCGCTGAAATTGCCGTGCAATGCCTAGAGCTACAATCCTTCCAGCGAGCCCACCAGCAATTCACTGGTATCTCACCTAATGACTTATCGCCGTGTATTGCTGTTGGCCCTTTACACGCTGATGGACCCCATGAGTTTCCAATCAGTATCAAGGGACCGCCAAATTTGTCGTGTGCCCAAGAAGTGTCGTCATATCCGTAGTAACAAAGTGCATGACTCCAACTACCTTTTCGTGCGGCATACCCATACTCATTACGGCTACCTGACCAGCCTTCGCCGCCACAAGTGCTAATTCCGAAGCCATTTTTTAGCATCGAACGCACGTTTTCAAATCCAGAAACTTTCTTGCTGCTCTCCACAAGATGGCCGTTTAGTGCTTTGACATAATCATCAGGAGGAAACTTTTTGCCAAACTTAGTGGTTTGACTTCCTGAGTACTTTGAGTAGTCAACTCCAACACCCGGAACACTGCTGTAGTCTTTAGCAACCACCATTCCTATATACTTGGCCGCATTACTGACAGAAGTTGGACAAGACCAACCATGCCCTGGGGCGTTAGATCTCGTTAGGTACAAGGGTGTTGGGTGAAAAGCTGAAATCTTTTCGTAGCTACTATCTGGTATATCTGTAGGCCAACTTCCATTACCATGAGCAACTTGACATGCAAGGCTCAACATTAGGGCGTTTCGTGTACTATGTGATACACAATCACCTACTTGTTGTGACGGGTTTCCTTTTATCCACCCTGTCCTGCCTGATGCTTTGTAGGCTTCGGGATACAGGACTACCAACTCCCCGGCACCAGAGTCTCCGAACGATTCTGCAATGGCGTTGCCATCTTCTTGATCGTCGGCCCCCTCTGGATCTGGGTATGTTCCAGTAAACCCTGATTCGTATGCAGCCTGACATTCCTCTGGGCTCTTCCAGGGTGCTGGCTCAGGGAAGTCGTTGTTTGCCAGTCTTTCTCGCCATGTTGGAATCTTAGTCATCTTTATCCTTCTTTGCGACTACGAGCAGTGCTATGAAAAATATTGCTATCGCTAAGCAGATCAGACCAGTTATGAAATCATCTGCCGGGATAATGTTCATTGGATTGCCTTTGCAAATTCGGCTAACAAGGCTATGTATGCTGTCTTAGCAGCAGGATCTAGGCTTTTAACCTCATCACCAATGACCTTGAGTGCCTCCGCCTCTATCTCATCTGCGACGGAAGGGTACTTAGAAGTAGGCTTTCCAAGTCCGTTGTAATCGAAGGAAAGTAATGCAACTAAGTAATCATTAGCCTTAACGGTCGTATCCACGAGATTACGTGCATCAGCATTCAGCATGTCTGATCCAGCAGCAAAACCCTGGGACATGTTAAGACGATCCTTCTCGTCCATTGACCGGCTAGCCTGATGAAGTGCAGTTAGAGAACCTGTATAAGGTTCAACAACGGGAGTCGGGTCATCGGGCTTAGGCTTAGGCTCATCACCACCGAACAGGTAAGCCAGACCACCAATAACAATCGCATAACGAATAAGATCATTCATTTCAGACCTCCCTTGTTACTATGACTGTTTTCTTAGGCTTTGCAGCCACAAGAACAGATATGAGGTCTTCGCATAGCTTTGTTCCGTCATCTAACTTGTGGTCAAGACAATACGCACGAATTTCCATAGTGCGGACGACCCAGTGTTCTTTACTAGCGTCGTCGTGTTCCGGCTCTTCGGGTGGGCAAGCACAGCACGATGGTTTCCCACTTGCGGGAGGAGGAGCTTCACCCTTCAGTAGCTCTAATCCTTGTTTAACTTTAGGCCAGAATAAAACTGTACAAAGGCCTACAGCAATTAGAATTTTGTCGACGTTATCTGAGATCCAAGAAAATATGCCCATCATTTGCCTCCGATGGTGTTAGTGTTAAATACCTAAAGGAAGAGCCGGGGTCAGGTGTGCATCTGATCCCGGCCCAATCTTTCCCTATCCCTCTGAAAGTTCTACCGTCGTAGCAATGCTCTCCGTGGACTTTCTTCTTCAACGACAATGGTTGTTGGACAGGAGCAGCCTTCTTTGCCGCATTTTCCGTTGCATCCACAGTCGCCTTCACAGACTTCTTGAACTGCTTCAACAGGTGTCATTTCCATTGTTTGAAGTTCCGAACCTTCAACTACTTCAAGTTCACCTTTCTCGGCAGCAGCCAAGCAAGCAGCGAAAGTCTTGTTGTAGTTAGCCTTAGCTGCACGACGAGCAGTGCTTCTCTCAGCGAGAGTCACACGACCACCGGCACAGCCACAGTCCTTGAAAGCTGGAGCCACCATTGTCTGCGAGCAAGAACCGCCCGAAGATACTGGTGACAAAGAGTACATCTGTTGTGATGCACATCCACTTGTGGAAGCGGCCCGCCGTGGCCCACTTCCAGCGTTTGCGAAGCCTAAGCCAAGCATTACTAACATTGCCAAACCAAGTCCGGCACAAGTTAATGTAGTTTTCAAAACAACCTCCTAGTTAATTGCGTGTTCTGAAATCGTTCCAACCAGTGTTCGTACAAATCCATTTGCATCTGCACTGATTGCAATGCCAATGTCAGCAGAGCCATCGCCTACTGAACCGTCATCATTCACTCCATCACCGGGAGCAAATGTTTCGGCTGTAGCGATTGCTGTTGGCCCTGAGACGATTACCCAGCAAACGTCTTTGTCTTGGACGCCGCCAGTCCCGTCAGACCGGACAGCAGGAAGGTACTCGTCAACGACACCCTGGAGTGTTCCAGATCCGTCGAATGCGTTGAGTACATCTGTTGCCGAGAACGCGACTACTGTTCCAGGTGCAACTGCCACACCAGTCATGTTACGGAGTGCCAAGCAAGTAACTGGTCGGTTACTAAGATGTTTGCCAGCATTCTCAGTGCGAGGGTCAGTGTCAGTGAAAGCCTTCTGGGTTCCAGTAACACTTGTCCCTTGATCCGTTTGCTTAACGCCCAGCGTATGACCACGACCAAAACCTGGGTCTGTCATTAAAATTCCAGCCATTTGAAATTACCCTTTCCTGTAGAACTAGGCGATAGCCTGAAGTTTGAAGAAGTTTCTTGGACTAACGTATTTGAGGTTTGCCAGTACGCTAACAACGTAGCGATAGGCTTGAGTATCTTCGTTGTAGAACGGGCCCTCAGAAGTCATCAATGAAGACTCCATGCAGCGTAGTTCCATGTTGCTGATAGAGAGGCCGTAACCACACTCAGCAGGAACCCCGTACTCCGTAGTGATGTCTACACCGTCTTGCTCAAATACATCATTAAATCCGTATGATTTCAGACCATTAGTCTTTGTGACGATGGCTCGTTCTTTACTGTCGAGTTTGTTCATGTATTCGATGAACAGACGACGATCCAGACAAACCATGTCTATTTGGGATTCGCGTGTATCGTTTCTCTTGGCTTGATGTATACCTTCTCTAGTAGCGTATACACAGTTGTCTTGCCACGATCCAGTTCCTTCACCAAATGCGGTGGAGGTGTAGTTGACTACAATTGGCGAATAGAAATCATACTCAGGATCACATGTACCGTTAGGCCATGTACCTTCAAGCTGAGATCCAGCAATAGCACCTAAGCCGGTGTTAATTCCTGCATAAGTATCAGCAGGCCAGCCAAACATGTCAGCAGCGTTTGCTGGACGTTTCTCGCCATTCGTAATGTTGACAGTGCCATCAACTCCCATCATGGACTCAATGCCGTGGAATCGGAGTTCGTTGCCTGGGAGGTTTCCATCAATCCAGACCTCCTTACCAAGCTGCTGTTCCATACTCTCTTGGAGTCGTGATGCCATTTTACCAGCAACATTTACAAGGGCTTGCTGGCCCCTGTTCTCCAGCATTTCTCGCTTATAGATAGCATCAGTTACTTGATACCCTCTGTAAGGTAGATTCGCATCGACCCACAAATTCTGTCTTGCGAAAACTCTAGGAGTCTCACCATTGTTTCCTGATACTGGTTGGTTCCTGTAACGAACTTGCCAGTTAAGGCCAAGTCCTGCTTGATTCATGATCACGTTGCCGGATGACTCCAACATGGTGAAAACTTTGAACTTACGGAACGTAGATAATTCTTCCTGCCTAAGGTAGTTAAGAATCGTCGTACCGATTGCTCGTGCCCAATCTGTGCTATTAGCCATGATCTACTTATCCTTTCAGATAAACCCTTTACTACTTAGGTCATTAGTTAGCATTTGCTCAAACGAAATGTTTTGTCCCTTTGGCTTTTGGCCGTTTTCTATCCCCCTCCCCGCACTGCGGCTTGGGTTCCTGCTAGCCTCTTTCCTCAGATACTCCATGTTTTGATTTGCAGTATCTTTTGGCTCAGGGGCCGGTTGTGGTACTGGGGCTTCAGGCTGTACTTGCATTGCAGTATTAACGAACTGCTGTGCTTGACTGCCTTCAGCTTCATACCGTTGAGCAAGCATGTCTCTTTCGGTCATAGCTATCGCATAGCTCCAACGAGCCTTCGGACCATTTATGCCGCTTTCGCGTGCCTGTTCAATATACTTATGCACAAGAAAACCCTCAGGCGTTACCTTTCCTGTGTCAGAATCTATAAGCCAGTCCTTATTTTCTTCTTCTACCTGAGATATAAACTGCTCGTTTTCTCTTTGATCAAAACTACTGTTTATTAACTCCTGTGCTTTATCCTGTGCCATCTGCTGAATCATTGGCCCAAGTGCTTGCTCAGGATTGTCCAGAAACTTCTGGGCGAAGTCATGACGGTAATTCATGTGATCAACAAGCTGCTGTCGTGCATCAAGAGGTGCATCTTCAGCAATAACGTCTCTTCCGTTCTCGTCTTTTGTTAAATAACGCCGGTAAGAGTCTTTTAGTTCAGGAGGTGCCCAGGCTTTCTTGACTTCTTGAGCGGCTGTTTGAGTTTGTTGCTGCTGTGCATTTTGTTGCTGCCGCCAAGAATCAAACTCTTTCCTGTTTGCCATGTAGTCTTGAGCGTAAGGCAAGACCTGCTGGTATTGTGCTAGTGCCCCCGATGCAGCCTTTTCCCTCTCCATCGACTGGTACAGGTTTGCCGCTACGTCCCGTTCTGACATTCCTTCAAACTGAGGAAGTCCTTTGAATTGGCCCCAGTAGTCTGACTGCTGTTCAACAGGTGCCGACTCAACAGGTGCTTCAGCGGTTTCTTCAACTGGTGCTGCTTCGACTGGTACTTCTTGAATCTCTTCTTCTGACATACATTCCTCCTGTGGTGAGAGATGTACGTTTATTGAGATACATAAGGATCAGATCAAGTTTTATTATCGAAGACCTAGTGGCTTCGCATACTTTTGAGAAAAAACGCCTGCTGAGTCACGGGCTTTCTTTTCATTTTCAAGTCGGTTGCCAAAACTTGTATCCGTCTCAGTAGGCAGATCAGTACGGTCTGAACCCGTCCAACCCTCCACAGTAGTGGGCATATTTCCACTAGCAACTGCTCCGGCTGCCTGAATACCACCGCCAATAGGAACGTCTTCCATAAAGAACTCTTTGATCATGTTCGATGCACCGGAAGCTAGCTTTGTAAGTAGCCCTC